AGAATATTTAAGATTGATGTAGGTAATTTACCTAAAGTTAAAGCTGAACAATATCTAAGAGATGTTATGGCAAGATATAGAAACAAACTTGTTTATGACGCCTCAACAGGAGAAATCAGAGATGACAGAAATTATATGTCAATGTTGGAGGATTTTTGGTTACCGAGTAGAGAAGGTGGAAGAGGTACTGATATTAGCACTTTGCCTGGCGGTCAAAATCTAGGAGAAATAAACGATATAGAATACTTTAGAAGTAAACTTTATCGTTCATTAAATGTACCAGTTAGTAGATTAGAGTCTAACTCAGGTTTTAATATGGGCAGAGCCTCAGAGATTACTAGAGATGAACTTAAATTTACTAAATTTGTACAAAGATTAAGAAAGAAATTCACAGAATTATTTAATGATATTTTAAGAACTCAATTAATTCTTAAAGGTATTATTAATGAAGAAGATTGGCAATCAGTAAGAGATAGTGTTACTTACGATTTCTTACAAGATGGTCACTTTGCTGAATTAAAACATACTGAAATGATGAGAGAACGATTACAATTGGCAAATGAAATGCGTGATTACATTGGTAAGTTTTATTCAGTTGAATATGTGAGAAAAAACATTCTGAAACAAAACGAAAGAGAGATGGAAGATATCGACAATCAAATCAAAAAAGAAATTGATGACGGTATTATTTCTGCTCCGACTGCTGATGTTACAGATACAACTTTATAGGAGATAGATAATGTCAGAGAATACAAAAGCATTTATTGACAATTTAGAAGCTGGTAATAATGCAGACGCCGGCGAAGCATTTAAAAGTGCATTAAGAGATAAAATGGGTGACGCCCTAGACGCTAAAAGACAAGAGTTAGCGGCTAATTTATTCAATGGAAAAGTTGAAGCAGACCCTATTAGTGACCCAAAACCAGAAATCGCTGATGTTGGTACATTTACACAAGATGGTCAATTACAAACAGACGCAAATGATGGTAAAGCTGAGATAGAGATTGCAGGTAATGGCGAAACTGAAGCTCAGTAATATTGTTGAAAGAGATTTATATATCGACTCGGACTCTTTTAAGTCTTTAAGTCCTTTGATGAAAGACGCAATAAAAGAAATTTTTGAGAATATCAAAGATAGTACAGACGATATAATTAATACTTTTGAAGGTGCCGTAGATAAGGCTGCCGAACATTATAATATTAACACTAAAGCTCTCTATGATTATTTTGATAGAGAACTAGAAGAACAATTAGGAGAATAAAATGGCACAGACTTTTATAGTTAAGGGAGATGTCGTTACAAACGCAAGTACGAATAATTTTAGTAATGCTCATTTTGTTAGAGTAACTGCTACTGCTGATACAACAGGAACAGTTTTCGAATCAGATGGTACTACAGAATTAGGAAAATTCTACTTGGAAGATGGCGATACTGTAATTATAGAAAAAGGCACTACCGACAAAATTACTTGCCCTACATCAAAAGCAAGTGCTGTTGGTTCGCCTAGAGGATAATAATGACTATTACCACAACCAAGTTAGTAGATGATAACTTAAAAATTATTACTAATTCTAACGGCATTGGTGGTGAGTTTCAACAAAAACTTGTTGATGTAGTCGGAAGTAATAATGCAAGTAGTGAGCCAAAAGTTTCTATTGCAAATATGCAGTATGAGATATTAGGCACAGGTAATGTAACAGTCTTTTTTAAGAATGATACAGAAAAAAAAGTAATAATATCTGGAAGAGGAAATTGGGGACTAAAACCAGATGAGATTAAAATACAAGACCCCATTGGTGATATATTTTTAAATAGTGATGATACGATTACAAAATATAATCTTGTAATTGAAACACAAAAAGAGGCGGGATACAAGTAATGGCGGATGTAGTAACAACACAAACAATAGCAGATACTTCAGGAGTTAAGTTTACAGCTAAACTAACTAATTTGTCAGACGGAACTGGCGAAACTTTAGTGAAAAAAGTTGACGCTTCTGAATTAACTTTTATGACCGAAGACGGCGATAGAAAGATTAGTAAAATATGGTACTCTATTAATACTGCCAATAATAAATCAGCAGTTGAATTATTGTGGGACGGTACTACAAATGCAACAGCAGTTATGTTGTCAGGAAATGGTCATATTGATTTAAGACCAAGTGGTAATGAAATATCAAACAACGCAGGAACACCAACAGGAGATGTGCTATTATCTACTAAAAACTTTGCAGACGGTGACAATTACACAATAATTGTAGAGTTTAGGTAAAAATCCTTATAAATAGTTAGTACAAAGAGAGAACACATGAAGCTAATATCGGAAGAAATTCAAAACGCAGAATACCTTGTTGAAGAAAACAACGGTAAAAAAGCATATAAAATTAGAGGTATCTTTCTTCAATCAGATTTGAAGAATAGAAATGGAAGAGTGTATCCAAAAGAAATTTTGGAACAGGAAGTGAGTAGATACAATAGAGAATTCATCAACAAAAAAAGAGCCTTTGGTGAGTTAGGACATCCTGACGGACCAACAGTAAATCTGGAAAGAGTATCACATATGATAACTTCTTTAGCACCAGATGGTAAAAATTTTGTAGGTGAGGCAAAGATTATGGACACACCATACGGTAAGATTGTAAAAGGTCTTATAGATGAGGGCGCTCAATTAGGCGTTTCAAGTCGAGGTATGGGGTCAATAATTCAGCGTAACGGTGCAAACTATGTAAAAGATGATTTTTACCTTGCAACGGCGGCTGATATTGTTGCAGACCCAAGCGCTCCGGACGCTTTCGTAGAAGGAATTATGGAGAGTAAAGAGTGGGTATGGGACAACGGTAAACTTGTGGAAAGAGATTTAGAACTCTGGAAGCAACAAATCAGAGAGGCGAAACAGAGAAAATTAGATGAAGTTAAACTAAATGTCTTTGAATCGTTTCTTAAAAAACTTTAGTTTTATAAATATAATTGTACAAAAAACGAGAGTTTTTTAATTAATTAAAAAATAGAGGAGATTTCTCAAATGGCCGAAACAGAAACAAAGATTGAGGCGTTGGAAAAAGAAGTGACTGAAGCGAGTGCTAACCCACAAGCTGACGCTCCGAAAAAGAATGCTGTAGCGGCTGAACCTACTCACCTTAGCAATGAGGCGGAGGATTTAGGAACAGCGGTAACTAAACCTACAGATTCTAATCCAGACGCAACAAAAAAAGTTAAGCCAGTTTCAGGTGACGCTCAACAAAAAAATGCTGGTGCTGCTGACGCAATGCCAAAATTAAAAGAAGAGCAAGACGAAACTGTTGAAGAAGGTTCCGAGGAAATCAAAGAAGCGTCTAAAGACGAAAAAGAAGCAGAAAAATCAGAAGATAAATCTGAAGATGAAAAATCTAAAGACGAAATGATGATGAAGAAAGCTTCTTACAAAAAAGAAGAAACTGAAGATGAAACAATTGATGTTTCAGCTGATGTTGACGCTTTAGTCAAAGACGAAGATTTGTCCGAAGAATTTAAGTCGAAGGCTGCAACTATATTTGAAGCTGCTGTTAACTCAAAAGTTAAAGAAGCTAAAAAGAAAATGCACGCTGGATACGAAGAAAAATTAAAAGAAGAATCAGAAAAAGCTAAAGGCGAACTCGTAGAAAAAGTTGACTCATACCTAGCATATGTTGTGGAAGAGTGGATGAAAGAAAACGAATTGGCTTTAGAAAGAGGAATCAAAGGCGAGATTGCTGAAGATTTCATATCTGGTATGAAAAAACTATTTGAAGAACATTATATTTCAGTCCCAGACGAAAAGTATGATGTACTAGAAGACCAAGCTTCAAAGATTGAATCTTTAGAAAGTAAACTAAACGAAGAAATCGAAAAGAATGTTGAACTTAACAAAGCAAACGGCGAAAAAACAAGAACTCAAATCGTTTCAGAGATGAGTGATGATTTAGCTGACACTGCTAAGGAGAAATTCAACAAACTTGCCGAAGAGGTTGAATACACAAATGAAGAAGATTTTAAAGCAAAGGTTAAGACAATTAAAGAGTCTTATTTCGGTGCTAAGAAAGAAGCTTCATCTGACATTGATGATGTAGCGGTAGGTGAAGATACTGAAAATGTAGATTTATCTAAAAGCATGGCTGCTTATTCCGCCGCTATTACTAAAACCAAAGACATTAAGTTGTCGAAATAAATCTAATAGAGGAGAGAAAAAGATATGTACTTATCTGAAACCCACGAAAAAAAATGGCAGCCAGTCCTAGAACACGCAGATTTACCAAAAATCGGTGATTCTTACAGACGAGCTGTTACTGCTACTATTCTTGAAAACCAAGAAAGAGCAATGAAAGAGGACGCTGCTTTCTTAAACGAAGCTGCTCCAACTAACTCAACTGGTGCTTCTATTTCTAATTGGGATCCAATTTTGATTTCATTAGTTAGAAGAGCTATGCCAAACCTTATCGCTTACGATATTGCTGGCGTACAACCAATGACTGGTCCAACTGGTCTAATATTTGCTATGAGAAGCAGATATGACGCACAAAACGGAACAGAAGCAATGTTTGACGAAGCTGATACAGACTTTTCTGGCAGAAACAAAGCCGGTTCATCTGTTGATGGTTTCTCATCAACTGCTCATTCAGGAACAAATCCTGAGGTTCTTAATGACTCACCTGCTGGTACTTACACTACTGGTACTGGTATGTCAACTGCTGCTGCTGAAGCATTAGGTGACGCTTCTGGAAATAGTTTTGCAGAAATGGCTTTCTCAATCGAGAAGTCAACTGTAACTGCTAAATCAAGAGCACTTAAAGCTGAATACACTATGGAACTTGCTCAAGACTTAAAAGCAATCCATGGTTTAGACGCAGAAACAGAATTGGCTAACATCCTATCTGCTGAAATCCTTGCGGAAATCAACAGAGAAGTTGTAAGAACAATTTACACAAACGCAGAAAAAGGTTCGCCAGCTGGTCATGTGACTACAGCAGGTATCTTTGATTTAGATACAGACTCAAACGGTAGATGGTCTGTTGAAAGATTCAAAGGTTTAATGTTTAACCTTGAAAGAGATGCAAACAGAATAGCACAAAGAACAAGAAGAGTAAAAGGTAACTTGATTATCTGTTCAGCTGATGTTGCTAGTGCGCTTCAAATGGCTGGTGTTTTAGATTACACACCTGCTCTTAACAACAATTTGAATGTTGATGAC